ATCTCAGCTTGCTGGGCGGCAATCATGGAGACCTTTTCGTTGGACTTGGTCTCAATCTCAAGCTGCTGGGTGTGTATGTTCTCAACCCGCTCCTGGGCCTCAAACCCTAGCTTGCGCATCTCAAGCTCCCGGGCGATCTGCATCTGGGCCAGCTCCAGCTCATGCTTCTTGTCGCTGCGGTCTTGGAAGAAGTCCAGAATCTTGGGCAAACCGCCCATCAGGAAGGAGATCAGGGTAGAGAATAGTGTCAGCATTAGTAACTCTTTTTAGTTAACATTGATGAAGCGATGAGCAGCATGGACTGGGCGTCCTCTACGCTCTCAGGTCGATCTTTGTACCCGACGGTAATTTGACCGATGAAACGTGTTGCGTCGGGTGGTACAGAGATACGACAACCGTAGGTGACACCAGCCTCGACGTACCACAGGCCGACTTCGCTTTGTGGCTTTGCGTAATCACTGCATGGCGTCTCTCCTGCCATAAGTTTGACAACGTCTGCATTATTGTTGGGATTCTGGGTAAAGAGACCGACATCGATGCCCTCCATGCGCTTGTCGCGCCCTTCTTTTGTATACGCCCGGTACAAGACCCGGGTGCCAAATAACGGGTTTACCTTGAAGATGGCCACAGTCTGTGCACCACCGTACTTGAAGAGGATTGCTGCGGCGTCGTCCGCCCGGGACTCATTGATGCTGGGTAGCTTCTGGCTTTCCTTGTAGGCCCCAACCAGCAGCTCTTGGTTGCTGTAAACAAACCAGGCGCAGAACCCAAAGATAAACATGATGAGCAAGGCGATCAGCTTAAACGGGCTATCGACATACGTCAGTATGCGATCTATCACTCCCAGCGTTTTGTCCTGCTCGCTCACCTGTCGCACCTTTCAATCAGTTGTCGGTACTTGCCGATTTTCTGCGTGATCCGTTCGTTCTCCAGCCTGAGCTTGTGCATATCGATGTACATGAACATCATCACCGGCAACATGATGGCGAACAGAAACGCCATGATCGTCATACCAGCCAGACACCCAATCGACCCTTCTGGTGCAACATCACTGACCAGATTAGAGCGACCAGATACGCCAGCATTACCAGAACGATTACCACCTCCAAGGCCACCTCTTGCATTTGATCTAGCTTGACCCTGCGTTGCCATTCCAGCTCCCTTTGCATCTGCTCCGCTAGTTCTAAGTCCCTTTCATGCTCTTGCTCCAGCCTGAACAGCGTCTGCTCAAAGTCAGCCCAGAACCCACCTGGCAATCCTAGCTCGTAGATAATCATGTTGCGAAGCTGCTCATACTGCTGCTTCAGCTCCATCTTGCGAGCCACCTCTTCAAACGCCAGAACCTGCAAGGACTTGTCCTTGGGTGGGTTCTTTTTGACCTCTAGCTCCGCCTTCTTCAGCGTCTGCGTGTGCTCAAGTACCTTGCCAACATGCTGGGTGACTTGGCTCGTCAGGTCTGCTACTTCTTTGCCAGCTGCTTGAGCTTCCTTGACCAGCGCACACAACTTTCTGACACCAGAGATAGCGCCAGAGACCATCGTGAACGCAGTGACAGGGTCCACATCAGGCTTGCTTTCCTTCAGCAAACACGTTTACAAAAACTGTTCCGTCTTCCAACGCCTCGATCTCGTGCCACTCACCGCCTACCAGGTTAATTGGTTGTGTGTCTTTGGTGACAACAACTTCCCGGCCTTCCTTGCGAATCACGCAGCTACCGGCACTGCACATAGTTAGATGTGCGTAAGAGTGGTCGTGTCGTGGCAGCCCCTCGCCCTTGTTGGCGTGGTAGATATTTAACCGCGCCCCGTCATAGTTGACGGAGTGCTTGGGGGCTACCTGAATGGTCACAGCGTTTGAGCGCCGTCAACTACGGGCTGATCAGTTGCTGCGGTCTTGGGTGCAGGGGGCGGCAGCACAATGCAGGTCTGGGACACGGCATCGTAATACCACGTCCACGGCTGAACATCGTCAGCGCACTCAACCCAAAACAACGGCTCGCCAACTGGGTATGTTACGGCTTGCACGTCAACAATGCACGACCCGTTGGAGATTTCGGTGTAAATGGGTTGATTACCAACCCAACCAGAAATATATTTTGCTGGTTGGCGAATATCAACTTGAGCGTATTTCATAAGGTTTCTCCGTTTAGGTTGTATTGCCCAGAATCAATGTTGAATTTGCGTTACCAAAGGTTGGGGCACTAGAACCAACACCAGCAATAAACCTATAGGCCACAAACGCTGTAGTCGGTTGTGCACCAAGAACTGCTGTTGGCGCAGCGCTGGTGATTGATAAATTGCTTTGCAGTACCTGGGTAGGTACTTGATATATAAAACCACCTGTAGCCGACACTGTTAAGTACGCACTACCGTAAGGGCCGCCAGCACCACCAGCAACTAAAACCTTAGATGACGTACACAAATACATAGGCCATCGTGGCGTACTACCGAGAGGGAACGTGTTAAATGTTGGAACAGTACCAGACACAGTGGCTTCTCCAACACTGTAAGCGGTAGAAAAAATAAACTGTGTGGCAGATGGGGCAACAGCAGCATCAAATGGAAAAGAAGATGTGAAGCAAGTAACATCTGCGGTTTCGCACGTCACAGGCGTATTAAATGTAGCCGCAGTACCCGACACAGAAATAATGACCAACTTGCTTCTACCTACACTTCCACCAGTAGCAGTTGCTTGTGCATAACACAGCGCTAAAGACGTAGCAGATAGGGCGACGGCGGAAATAGCCTGTGTGTATGTACTAGTGCCTAAAGTGGCGGCAGTTCCAATGGTCATCGTGGTCCCGCTTACGCTCACTATCTGACACGACATTGACCCGGCAAAATTGTACGGAGGTGTGTAAGTAACGGAGAGTGAGCTGTTATAAAAAATAGCAAACGCCGTGTCTGATATACGTGTTAAGACACCGTTCAACAAAACACCGGTTGTTTGGTTTGGTACAACTGGACCCCCGCCATATTGCGGCATACTAGCGGATGAAGGTGTACCAAAAGTAACTGTAGTGCCAGACACGGTATGGACCGCAATAGCAGAACGACCGTAATAATTTGAACCGACGCAGCAACCTCCAGAAGTAAAATTTGCGGCCTTTGCCATAACTGCGTACGCTGTATCACTAAGGCGTATAGCATGTATACATGCGGCTCCTGCACCGCTTGTACCCATACTTGAAATAATGGTAGTATTTTGAATAGCGCCAAATGAAATTGTGCTACCAGAAATTGTACCTACCTGCGTGTACATAAGTAAGTTGAATCCAGATCCTGTCGAAACTGCCCACCAACGAACAAAAGTAGTTGACGTTAGTCCAACAATGCCATAAATATTTCCAGAAGTAGAAACTTCAGTATTATTTGTTGGAATATTTGTGGCGGATGCTACGCTGTTTGCATCATAAGTAAGAAACGTTTGCGGGGTTACAAGCTCTACAGCCCATTGACCAGCAGATGTTGACTTGTCTTTTAACTGAATCAAACCAATCTGCGCAATACCAATATAACCAACGATCGTGCCTGCTGCGTTGCGAATCTCCAAGTTTGCACCGTATGGCGAACGGTTTTCAATTACAAACGGGTTAGAACCCGCAGAAGCCATTGTCGTTGCGTTAGGTAACGTGACATAGCTGTTGGTAAAACTGCTGATCTGCGCAACTTGATACTGCGAAGAGGTATTGGTCAGCGTAATAGGGCTAGAACTGATCGCGTTGGTTGTAGCTCCGCTGAACCCACCTGCCGCTGCGGTGGTTTGAACTGTTGCATCGTTGAACGTAATTGACGTTCCGCTTACGGTGATAGGCATGTCGTTGCTCCTTGATTACGGTGTGCCACCGGCAATTTGACTGCTCAACGTAGTAAACACGCCAGCAGAAGTAATTGAGGCAATCGTTGTTGCCCCGTATTTGAATAACAGGTTACCACCAGACTCGGTAATCGTAAAGTTGGTGGTCGTCACGTTGGCCGCGTTGGTTACTACAGAAGACCCAATTGCGGTCACCATCTCTGAACCAGAAGCCGCAGAAAGTGCAGAGCCGTTGCTATAGACAACACCCGTAAAACTAACGGATGTTTCAAGCGTGTAGAAGTTCGTGCCGTTGCTGAACACGTAGTACTTTTTGCCCGCCGGGATCGTGACGCCTGTACCCGCCGGGGTGGTATTGCCGATGACCGAGCTGTTATATATCGTCATTGCCTGGGAGCTGTTGTTCCAGATGACGTACTGCTTGGGGTTTGGCGGGGCATAGACGCTAAACGAGGTTCCAAGTCCGGTCGTAAAAGCCAGCGAAGCGTAGATGGCTTGATTGGCTGACGCCGTTGCCGTAGACCCACTGACGTAGGTGAGCGCTTGGTTGGCTGATGCCACTGCTACGGTTTGAAACCCAGTAATGGCGGGATCAATAACATACGACAACGTGTCGTTGGTCGTTGTGCCCCAGGTTCCCGGTTGGGCGCCGTTGGCAATCAGCTCGATCCGTAGATCAGGAGAGTAAGTAGACATGTTGTGTCCTTATCGAAAAAAGGCCAAAAATCCAAATAACTGCTGGTTCTACGACGGCAGTGACTCAGTGTTTTCCACAGCAACCATGTACACCCAGTCACCCTCCAGCACGGGATCGCAGGGCACGAGGCGCTGCGTCTCACTATCATACTCTCGAAACAGGTTTACGCGCACCAAATTCCGATCCTTGAGCTGCTCATCCGTCGGGGGATACCACTCGCACAGCTCCCGGCAATCAGCCACCTTGGTCACAACTCCGTCAATAACTTCAGCTACTAGCATGGTCTACCTCAGAAGTTGGGAAACGCCGCTGCTGGCGGGGTGAAGTTGGCCGTGTAGCGAGCCACACCTTTGGTGACTCGCACGTCGTCAAGGTATCCGTTAAGATACTGCGTTGTGCCCGTTGATGTGGCATATACACGACCAAGCGCTTGTGCGGTTTCGTAAAAATTTACCGACGACGTACCGCTGGCCTCAAGGGTTCCGTCGAGGAACAAACGCGCCGTAGTGCCAGACCGAGTTAGCGCAAAGTGATACCATTGGCCCGTCGTGACGTTATTAGTTGAAGTCAAAGTAAGTGTGGTTGCGTTATCGGCTTGCAAGATCGCTATCAGTTTTGTTGTGCTTGCACGAATTAAAACACCGTGATCGCCAGGGCTTGCCAACTGTACAAGGGTGGAATACAGACTATGGAACGTTGATGCAGGAGCACCAGCAAAATACACCCAACCTTCAACCGTAAAATCACCCGTGCCAAACGTGATTGCCGGCTGGCTGGCCATAATTAGGGCGTCTGAAAGGCCATTAAAGTACATCGACCCCGTGCCATATTTGACAATGGTGGTATTTACCTGGGCGCTGCCAATTGTCTCTAGGTCGTTGACCGTCGTGTTGTCGAATATGCCAGCGTTGGTTGCGTTGACTAACAGTTGTGTGCCGGAGACCGCTGTTACCGGGGCTGTTGGTGGCACGAAAGGACCCGTGTAAACTGCTGTGCCGTTTACGACACGCAAATTTGAAAGATAGCCCAACATGTTCAACGTTGCGACGTTACCGCCGTCTGCACCAATAATTGGGCGCGCCGCGCCATTCGCATAATTGGTTGCGTCTACGTAAGAGCCTAATAAAGCGCCGTTCAAATACAATCTTGTGGTGCCGCTGGATCGAACCAACGCTATATGATTCCACGCATAATACTGTATGGTTCCACCAACAATTCTGTTGGCCCCGATTGTATAGTAGAATACCTGATTGGTTGCGCCGATATACAGCGTTGGATAAGGACCCGTAATAGAGTTTGGCCTACCGTCATAAATCATTCGGTCGGCGGCTACGGTTGGGTATATCCACACCTCGATTGTGAAGTTGTTTAATCCAAAAGCAAGGTTGGATGATCCAGTAAGCGTAAGGTAATCGCCGCTGCCGTCAAAGTACGCAGACCCAGCGTAAGTTGACCCTGTGTACGATGTTGGCCCCGTCACCGTGTCGGTAAACGGGTTGGCGCGTTTGGGTGTTGCGTTGCCGTTCGCCGTGATGGTGAACGCATTGGTGCTGTTGTCGATGAACGTGGTCGACTGGCAGGTGAGCAGGGACGTTCCAGAAATTGCCGTCAACGGCGATGTGGGTGGTGTGAAAGCGCTTGTATATACCGCCGTGCCTTTGACAATACGGAAGTTGGAGATAGACCCCAACAGAGGGTTGCTTGCGCTTTCGCCTCCAATGGTTAGAGTGCCCGTAGAAAAATCGGTCGAGTTTGTTACTGACTGCGCTACCGCGCCGTTGATGTACAGCGTTAGTGTTGTTCCGTTTCTTACCAACGCAAAGTGATTCCATTGCCCAGCAGTTGGCCACGCAGGGTTCAGTATTACGGATGCGCCCGAAAACACTTCAATTTTTGAAGTTGCTGCCGTATTAAAAACACGCAACACAGAACCAGCAGTCCCGTAAGAAAAATGCGTGTAATACCCAGCACTGGGGTTGGCAGGTAGGTAGAGCCAATACTCAATAGTAAAACTTCCAGATCCGGGCCAGATAGTTGAATTGCTGGCAGGCGCAGTCAAATAATCACCCGTCCCATCAAAATACCCGCTGTAACTTGTAGGCGTTACTTGATAGAGCGTAAACGGGGAGAACTTGGATACTTGCGTGCCCCCATTGCGCGTCAGCGTGTTGTTAGCCGCGCTTTGATCAATAAATCCGTTGTTGTTGCAGGTGAGCAGTATTGTTTGCGTTGTTGCAACTAAAGGAGTTGTTGAAGGAGTAAATGCAGATGTATAAAGTGCTACACCCTTGGTAATTCGTAAATTAGAAATTAACCCGTTTAAGTTTGACCCTGATAAATAGTAAGCACCAATATAGCCAACCCCTGATGCACTAAATGTAACTCCAGACACTGACACCGTGCTGCCAATTTGCGTACCGTTTATATATGCACGCAGATTATTAGCAGACCTAACCATAGCAACGTGATACCATTGACCCGCTGACGCTGTTCCTCCGGTAACTAGATAACTATTAAAACCACCAATTCTCCAAGCACCACTGTAGTAATTTATTCCAACGTGCGTAGGTCCCGATGAAGCATAATTAAAAATATATTGGTCTGTAGCTATCGCTGAGAAATAAACCCACGCCTCGACCGTAAAATCATTGGTGCTAAATTGTAGTGCTGTTTGAGGGAAAGTTAAATAATCCCCCGTGCCATCAAAATAATTACTCCAGCAACCCGGGCCTACGTACGGATTGAACGACCCCTGCGTTGTGTTGCCGTTACGGGTGATCGTGAAGTTGTTGACGCTGCTGTCTACGAAGGTGTTGTTCTGCGCGCCGTTGGTGCCGTCCCCGTGCAAGAGCAACGTGGTGTTTTGAAAGTACGGGTCCGCGCCAGATCCCGGAGGCCACAGGCCCGCCTTTTGATAGTACTGCGCCTCTTCCAGGTTCCACACACCGGAAGCGCCTGACTGCGATACCGTCGGCGCGGTGGCGGAGATTACGCCGCCTGTATAGCGGTTCGTCATTAGCTGATGTCCTCGTAGGAGATGCTAAACGTGAGCGAGCTACCAATCGCAGACGTCACCGTGATTGACGTGCCCTCTTGCAAATAAATGGCCGTTGACTTGTCCACGCAGATCAACGACGCGTTACCAGGCACCGACACCTGATACACAACCGGAAACGCCGTGCCGCCTGCGGGGGCGGAGCCCTGAGCCACCGCGCCGTTGGTGTACAACGATACCGTAGCATTACAAGCGACTGCCGTAACGTTTGATGCCACGATCTGGTTGATCTTGAATACCTTGCCTGAAGACGCGGCGTTTGGCAGCAATACAACAGCAGTTGTGCCGCTAGGCGTGAAGTATGTCGTGTTGCCGTAAATCGTTGTTACGTTGACAATATTAGGGTTTGCCATGAGTGTCTCGCTTTAATAGCCAAAGATCATTGCAAACGCAATAGATTTTCCGGCAGTAATCCCACCGCCCCCGCCCGGAGGTGTGGCCCACGTCCCGTCACCACGCCAGAACGTAGAAGATGATGCGCTTGCACCGCCGTTGAGGTTTGCAACAGGCAAATTGCCGATTGCCTGTGTTGACAAATCGACTTGATACACTCCCGCCGCGTCTTGGTATACCGCCCGTTCGGAAGGGTAAGTAACAAACACGTTTTTTTGACCAGCGGCAAACGTAACCTTGGCGCCGCCTGCACTGGAAGCCAGAATCGTGTCACGGGTAAGCGTAGGTCCGGTGGAGGAATACGTACCAATACCAACTTCCCAGTCTCCAGCATTGGGGTCGAACGCCGTATAGTAAGTGGTGTTGGTGTTGCCAATGGCAGAAAAAGCCTGGTAGGAGAGGACAGCTCCGCCAAGGGTAAAGTCGCTTGTACCCGTTGTCGTGGTCGTTTCTTGGACCCGGTCTTTTAGAACTAAAGCCATCGTTTATCCTCAACACTTCTCTGTCACAACAAGATCCCACTCGGCATCTTGGCTGTTTTGGATAGCCTGCCAACTGGACGCTTGTGCGGCCTGTATCACCTGCCAGCTTGCGTTCTGGGCGGTGTCGATTATTGTCCAGTTGCGCGGGCAGACGTCGCCCACTATACCCACTGCTTCCAGCCCCGTCAAGGCGTTGATGTGGATAACACCCATCGTGCCGACAAAGCCTGTGGCAAACACGCCAGTAAGGCCGACAGTAATATTGGCTGTAACCGTCCCGACCTGCCCCGTGCCCTCAACACCCGTAAGCGGTACGTAGTGGGTATTGTCCGGTGTCCCAACTTCGCCAATTGCCTCAACCCCAACCAACGAGATCTCAGGCGCAGCCGTAACGGTGCCGGTCTGACCATGGCCAACAGATGGGTTGTTGACGTACTGCCCGCCCCACTCAATATCGTAGAAGCCGCCAGTAGAAGTATCGCCACTCCAAGGACCTTCGCCCCAGCCAAGCACGTCGTTTGTGTCTAGTGCTACCTCGTGGATGTTTCCAACCGTACCAACAAAGCCGTACGCAACATCACCCTCTGGGAACGGAATAACACCCGGTGTAACACTACCAACACCGCCCGTAGCAGATACGCCCGGGCCAAGCAGCTGGCCACCAACAACGTTGCCAACAGCCGTATCAATCTGGCTTGCGCCAGGAGAACCGCCCCACGGCTCAACACCCCAACCGTACGCGCCCCAACCTTCTATCAAGGCTACGGTATGGATAACACCCAGAATACCGACCTGGCCGTACGCAACCTGACCGTCTAAGACGTGGGAGAACTCAACAATACCGACAGAGCCTACAGCCCCAGTAGTCGCAACGCCTGAGAGGACAGTGACACTCGCACCGTCACTAAGTGCGGCGAACGGTGCTGCTGCAAATGGGGTTGAACCCAGCATGGCGCTCCCCTATGCTGGGGGCTTACGCCAGGCGCAGCAGGGCGGTCGAGCTAGTATTGGCAGGCATCGTCAGGGTAAACGTACCAGCCGTAATCGTCTGCGAACCGAAGGTATGAACACTCACTGCTTTGTTGCTCTGCGTCTGGTTGTAGATCAGAACAGTGTCAAAAGGTGTGGTCAAAGTTACGCCGGTGTACACCAGGCTTGCGGACGGGGTCCAGTAAGCGGTGGTGCCCGAAGAAGTCGGGGGCGTAGCGTTGGTAACAGCAATACCACCAGCTGAATAGCCTGCGCCAGAAACTTCACCAGAGGTGGTGTAAGCCGTGGTGCTGGCGTTCAACGTAGCGGAAGCCAAGTACAACGCACCGTAAAAGGTGTCAGCCGTACCGGTTCCGCGCGTAGGGGCGGTGCCAAAGTTGTGTGTTGCCGTCAGCAACTCCGTTTTGAACGAAGTGCACATAGCTTGAGTGTTTGCCATTTTTCAGTCCTTTCAACCGATCATTGCGGCCACTCCGTCGGCCAGCACGTTTTTCTTCAACTCGACATGCACCGAGCGGTGCACCAACTCGCCGTCCAGCCAGAACTCAATCCAGCGTGTGAACTCGTTCTCATTATCAACGGAACCTTCTCGTTTTTCAAGCAGGTTCTCGTCCATGTATCCTTTGGTTGTTAGTACCAGTGCCATATGCTCTCCTTTATACCAGGCGAATAATTGAAGTCGTGCTGCCAGACGTCGGGAACTGCACAACAAACGTATTGACCGATGTCTTGTTTGAGCCAAAATCCAACACACAAACTGCCGGGTTGCCGCCGCCGTTTTTGTAGATCAACGCACCACGCGCCGTGATGGCGCCAGTCCAAGAGGCGTTGGCAAACGAGAGGTACACCACTGCATTCTGTCCGGTCTGGTTACCAATCGTGGGCACTTGCGTCACTGTCAAAGCCAAGCCGCCAGCAACATAGTTGCCTCCAGATGACTCACCGGTTGACGTGTATACGGTGGTATCGGCATTGAGCGTAGCTGTATTTGTATACAGTGCAATCTTGAACGTGTCCGTCGTGAAGTCAAACGTGCCGTTCAGCAAGCCGGTCTTGAAGGTGTTGCAGGTGTAGTTGCCGGTAAACGCCATCAACGCACCCCGTTATTCTGCGGCAACGGCGCAACACGCGCCTGGCCACTGCGGTATGCGTCGCTACGCTCCAGACCATCGCCCAGACGCTGGGCCATCGCCATAGCTTC